TGATTTACAGGTTTAATTGCTTTATGAAGATAAGACATAATCCGGCCACTGTTACCGTCCATTAAACCAGAAGGCACATAAGTTATGGAATCTATTGCAATTTTTATACCCTGCATCGGGCCACCGGAGCCCAGGCCGTCTAATAAAATCCCTTTCTCATTATAAACAAAATATTCATTGATTTTTTTAATAATCTCTACGCCAGTTTTGGGGTCTTTATCTTTTTCTATTTCCCGTACTTTTTTGATTTTTGTAGGATCGATATAGCGAAGCTCACAGATGCCCTTTCTGGGATTAGCCTCATCAATCAATTTATGATAGTACACCCTCCCATCAACATACCATCGTCTAAAAATATCATGCCCTTTGGCTTCAAAATCAAGGAGCCTCAATACTTCGTCAAATTCTGTTCTAATTTTACGTTTGATTTTATCTGTATAAGGTAAACGATCTAAATCAATCTCGATTGCTTGATCTTTTTCGTTTGATACAATGCCTTCATTCACTATATCTTCGATTGCAGAGTCACATTCTGATTGTGTGGAAATGTCTCGATAACGTCGAATTAAATCTAATTCAGTCTTTTCACGCCCATCGACATCTAGTATTTGTCCAAAAAAACCACCACCGGCAACGTCAATGGTGCCATCGACAGGAGTAGGGGTCGAGAATGATTTTCCAGACCCCTTCACCTTTTTAGTACGTTCTATACTGTATCCGAAAAGTTCAGCCATAATATCTCCTACTGTAGTACTTATTATTTAGTAGGATTATAATTAGAAACTTACACCCGAAGCTTCGAAATGTTGATATCTCCAAGTTATATCAAAACTTTCTATTGCGTCAGCGGCTGCAGATGTTAGCTCAATTGCTGTTATCTCTGTCGGCCAAGCACTTCTAAAGATGTAACTTTTAAGAACTGTATCATCCCTATCCATCTGTTCAACTGTCATATCAGCCTGATAATCAGAGGGAGCAATTACACCAGTATTGTCTGCAAGATCGTTGATCCCGTTCATCCAGCGTTCAATCCCGTTACGGACCATAAAATCTGTATCGTTAATAACAGAAGTAGACCAAGTTTCTGGGTCTGGTCGATCTCCAGCTATATAGATACTTCTGCCTCGAAAGTCGATTTTAATTTCGCCAAGTTTTTGTGCAGGCAAACTCGCTCCCTTTACTAGAAAAGAAGTTCTACGAACATCAAGGCCCGTTGCAATGCCAGGCGGAGGAGTAATCGTAACCCTGTATTGGTTTGATCTTGCACCACCACCAATCAAATTAGCTTTGAAATCATCTATCATCGCCATGGCTAGCCTCCTACCTCGCTAAACGATACACCAGTTCGTACCGCAATAAAGTTTAGGGTGATGAAGTTAATAGAACGAGCAGGCTTGATGTATATGTCACCAATAAACTCGTTACGGTCTATAACTTCGCCTGTATTATTACTAGCATCGCAGACTACCTTAAAGTCAAAGATGCCTCGCCGTCCCTGCACATCCCGCAAGAAAGGTTCAACCATGTTTCTAAATTGTGCTCTTGTGAATTCATCGTTGAACTCAAAGAGCTGATATTTAGCAGCAGTTGCAATTGCTTTCTCTAGAACCAAGAACAATCGCCGTACGTTTATACGGTCAAATGCACTAGGTTTAGTAAGTGCAGTTTTATCTCCAAAGAGAACCACACCCTGGCCTGGGAAGTTTGTTACAGGATTAATCCTTGCACGATATAAAATATCTCTATGTGCTTGTTGTGGATTGAAAGCTAACTTAATTGCGCCTCTTACATGGCCACGATTGTAACCAGCAGGACTCCACCAAGGATCAGCAACATTATCTGTATGAGCACAAAGTCCGGCGGTATCACCATTTAATGGTACATACCGATAGAAGTCATTGTATTTGTCGTACATATATTTGTATCCACTGTCATAAACCATATATGACGATGAAGGCAGTGTATCGAAAGCAGTCTTTACGTTATTTACTGCAACTACTGGATCACTTACGTTAACAACGTCTGATCTAGCAGGAGAAATAAATCCAACACAATCCTTGCGGAGTTCACACAAATCAGTAATCATTGTGCCGTGTGTGTCGAAAGCATCACCACTTGTACCAGATGCATCAGATACACCAGAACTTGGCCCACCAAGTACAAGGTTAATATCCAAAGATTCAACATCGGCAAATCTATCGTATGCAATTTGTAATTCACCATGTGAAACAGAATAATCATCTGTACCACCAGTTAAACCGTCATATGTTGGAGCATTAACTGCTGTGAAAGAACCGCCAGACGATGGCCCATCCTGTATGATGTAACTTCCTTCGTTAGTAGAAGAATCGTCAGTACCGTTTAATACGATGCTGTCGCCCTCGTTCGAGCTAGTCGAGTCTGTTCCGTTCAAATCGACCCTGTTAGAAGCAACTAGGTCTGTACCCCAGTTTGTTCCTGCTCCTAAATGATCCATCCAATAAATCAGATTGGACTGTTGGTAAACGATATCTTTATAATAATTTGAAGAACCCTGGGCAGTTTTAGCTGATGGATTCTTTGAAGCTCTGGGAAATATCTCCAGAGCTGCCAGTGTACGTTGGCCAGCAACAGCGTTTGAATATCCACTAATTTCACCTGACGTATCAGCAACAACGATGTGCATTTCATCTGCTGTGCCTTTGTTATTTTCCGTTGACCAAGCAGTTGTGCCTGGAGGACCGTCAAACAAATCGTAGTATTTCCAACGCCGGCGAATATAAGAATTGTCGGCTAACGTGCCGGCAAGGCCTGCACCATTTGGATCGTCTAATTTACGAATTGTGATGGTATCAGATGAAGTAGACCTTGCGGTAACTTCGTATTCAATACCAATATGGTTGGTTGCATATGTACCAAAACCACTATCTGTGAAGAACGAAACGATATCACCAACATTAATACCGTAAGTAGAATCGTCAACGTCATCAACGGTAACTGTTGTGTCACTAGCAGAACCAGCACCGTTTACTAGGTTGGTTGTCGTAATATTTTGTTCGTAGGCTGTAGAAGTAGCACAAATTGAAACCTCTAACGCATTGCCCCAAGTTCCAGCGGTTTTTGCGGCCCAAGGCCCCACACTTCCTTGACCGTCCTTGTAACTTCCTTCATAATGGTCTAAACTTTTAACCAGAAGGCCTGTTTCAGAACATGCGTTTAAAACACCCGATTCAGCCCTTACAACCCTAAGAGAGTTAGTATACTGCAAGAAGTTTGCAGCAGTAAACCACCACTCAAAGTTTGAGTTGTTAGGCTTACCGAAAATACGCAATAGGTCTTCTTCAGAACCTATTGTGGTAACTTCGGATACGGGCCCTTTTTGGAATGGTCCTGCAATTGCACCGATAGATGTTGCAACGGCAGGAACAACATTCGTAAGATCAATTTCTTTTACCTGTACGCCAGGAGAAACTAAAAATCCCATTTTTTTACTCCCTTAGCTAAAGAGTTGTTGTTCAAAGATATTTATAATTTCAACCTTCTTAACTCACATTTTTAGATGCTTTATAACATATAAATATTAACATGGGAAATGCACACTACGAAAAATATAAAGACACTATAAAGAAGGTAGCCAGACGCAATTACCGCAAACGAATTGTGTTGCTTAACGAATGGCTCAATGATAAGTCTTGTGTTCATTGCGGCGAAAGTGAAACTGTGTGTCTTAAATTTTACCCGCATGATGCTGAAATTCGAAAGATAACAAAAAGAGTAGGAACCAATAATGATAGCAGACAAGAAATTTTTCATCTCATGGCTAAATCTACTATACTCTGCACAAATTGTTGGATCAAACTAGATAATGATTTAATTGAATTGATTTAGGGAATATATATAGTTATAGTGAATTTGAACAAAGGAGATATTATGTTAAAACATTTTCTAGCAGTTGCCACTCTGGTAACTGTCTTTTTCACAACATCAGTAAACGCAGCCACTCTTGGAACCACCAAAGGTGGAGCAAATTACCAGATAGGTATCATACTTAACAAAGTTTTAAACAAAGCTGGAGTTAATATAGTTCCCCTTCCTCATAGAAGTACTCAAAGATATCTTGAGCGAATTCATAATGAAGAAGTAGCTTTTGGTATAGGAAATCCAGCAAATCTTACTTGGGGTTATCACGGTACAAATGCTTCAAAAAAGGCTCATAAAAATATCAGATTTGTAGCAGAAATTCAGACCTTTATGGTGGCCATTGCTGTTCCAGCAGATTCCAAAGCAGATTCCATATCTGACCTAAAAGAATGGAGAACAGCTCTGGCTCCAAAAACTTCTATGTTTCACTATCTCTTTAGAGATACATTAAAAAATGGTGGTCTAACAATGGGGGATCAAACCCCTGTACCTATTACTTCAACTGGTCAAATGATCAAGAAATTTTCTAATGGCCAACTAGATTGGGCATTCTCTGTAATTGGAGCAGGATTTGTTAAAAAGTGGCATCTAGCACATGCAGCAAGTGGTGGCATTAAATTAATTACTTACGATCAGATTACTTTCAAGGATTCTTTCGGTTCTGATTGGGTTGGATACTATCTTGCGACAGTAAAACCTACTAAGAAATGGCCTGAAATTAAAAGTCCAGTAAAAGTTCTTGCTTATCCTTACACAGTATTTGCTGGTAAACATGTCCCAGACCATGTTGTGGAACGCTTTGTGTTAGGGCTTCATAAACACGCTGATGACTACCGCAAAGCTAGTGGTATGACCCGTGGTTTTAATGAGAAACTTATGTTTAAAGGCAAAGGATTTGGTGTTCCTGTTCACCCTGGCGCTCTAAAAGCATATGACAAGCTCAAACTACGCTAAGTATTTTCTAACTTTAGCATTACTTCTAGGAATTGCCGACTTGCAACAATACGTCGGCGTTCCTCTGTATGATGAGCAAAAATACATTTTATTCATCATAGCTTCTCTAGCAATTGCATTTCCAAAATTCTGGATACCTCTACTTCTCTGTAGTATTGCTGGAGCCATTTGCTATCCATATCTTGAAGAAATCGCAAATTACGAAAAACTGTTAATGTATAGTCTAACATTTCCTCTATGTTTATTTGTAATTCTTGGTAATATTAAAACTAATGGAAAATCCTTTACAGGACTATTAACTGCTTTTCTACTATTACCACTGTTTTATAATAGTACAGGACAAAAATATCTTGACATTCTAGCATTTATTGTTATAGACAATACCGCAATGATGGGCATGGTGATGAACATTATAACAAATATAGTTTTTATATTCGTTACCATAGGTATAGTCATTATTAATACTGGGCTTGTGAATATAATTATTCAATATATTCTAAGATATATAAAATCCCCAGCAAGAGTTGCAATATTATCCTCTGCTGTATTTGGTAGTATAAGTGGATCAGCTGTTGCAAACGTCATGAGTACAGGCCAAATAACAATACCTCTTATGATAAAATGTGGATACCCCAAAAGACTTGCTGCAGCATATGAATCTGTTGCATCTACTGGTGGACAACTCTTACCTCCAATTATGGGAGCAGCTGCTTTCCTTATGGCAGAACTCCTACAAATATCCTATTGGGATGTTGTATACTATGCAACCCTTCCAGCAATAATTTTCTACTTGTTACTGTTGATTAAAGCTCCAAAAGGAAATATTGAAGGGGAATTTACAAAAGAAAAAATACAATGGCCTGCATTGAAATCAACAATGCTCAAAATAGCAGATACCATGCATGGTCTTATTCTTTTAGGTGCTGGTATAGGTTTAATGATCGGTATTATGGAACAAACTGGTTTAATATACCTTATAACTAATTTTCTATTTCAACTTGCTAGCGGAAATTCTATAATATTGTTACTATTAACCTCAGTCTTGTGTATAATCTTGGGTATGGGTATGCCGACAGGTGCTGCATATGTTATAGTTGCAATCATTACAGCACCGTCCCTTATTGAAGCAGGATTTACAGAAATATGGGCCCATATGTTTGTATTATACTTTAGTGTATTGTCTATGTTGACACCACCTGTTGCAATCGCATCTTTTGCAGCAGCAAAAATAACAAATACCAATCCAATAACTACATCTCTAACTTCAATGTATGTTGCTTGGCCTTTATATATTTTACCTTTTATATTTGTGTGGTTCTAACTATCTTTAGCATAATCTTTAGCATACCTTGCAACAAATCGCACAGTATTACCATGCCATGTCGGCCGACTGTCCTCTAAAGAAAACCCCAAAGGATTTAATACCATACTAATAAATGGTTCATTGCTGCATCTTATATTAATCAATTTACCGTCACCCATTCTATTTACTTGTCTATAAATAGATATTGGATACTGATCATCATCAATAGGGTGAGTACCAATAGTTTCAAATATCAAATATTTCTTGGATATTTCTGCACATTTAGTCAAGAAGGATATTTGATCTTCTTGTGAATACAAGATACCAGCAGCCAATACAACATCAAAAGGAGTATAGATGTCTTTTTGGCCTCCAAACCATTTTGAAATTGATTTCCTATGTAGATTCCACGGCCCGGCCGGAAAATATTCCCTCATATTAAAATAAGCAGACTCATAGTTGTCATCAGAAATTTCCACTCCTGTATAAAATAAAGCACCACTCTCTAATGCCCAAGCACCACTAGCACTTATGCAACTGCCAAGGTCTAGGATGCTATTTCCTTCACACACCTCTTTAGGAAGCATAGTCTTATGCCGAGCCTCCATCATCTCAAGTGTCACATATTGTCCTCTGCGATTAATATTAGAACTAGAATCGTCAGGGTCAAAATAGCGAGGATCATCTGTAATAAATTCAGGAAATTTTTCAAACATTATTACCAATCAGACCCATAATCTCGTACCACAGGCGACCAACGAGTACCGTATTCATCAACCATTTCACCTATATTTTCATCCTCTAAACCATTAACTACAAATCCAAATGGTGCCATATCCTGTTCTAATGCCTCTTGTTGTTCCAACATCATGGTTTTTCTCATGTCAACATTCGTCAATTCTTTAAAATAGGTTTGATCTGTAGCCCACGCAAAAGTAAATAGACAAGCAACAAGATCGTCGTTACACCCTTCATCTGCTTCGAAAGACTGCCCTTTCACGATAAACGTAGATAATTCATTTATTAAATCATAATCTTCCACAATAAGTTTATTGTCCTCAATCATTTGTTTTAAGTTCGAACAACCTACCTTCTTGACAGCCTTGGTGGTTCTTACTCCAAGCTGAGCTCTGCCGCCTGAGAAACCTCCGCCCAGGACTTGGCCTGCACGGCCTCGCATAGAAGACATGATAAGGTTGTCATACTCCAGATCGAACTGTAGAGTATTAGCTACCTGTTCTCCTATGTCATTAACCTCTATTAAGACATACGATTGATTATACGCACGAGCCACATCGTAAATCTTACTAGGAAATATAAGTGGTTTTATCTCGTTATCTCTATACTTCGCAACTATCCTATATGGCATTTCAGAGACATCAATCACCGTAAACGCTGAATAATCGTTAGATGTTCCTCTAGAAACATCTGCTGATAGAAAATATGTGTGTTTTTCTTTTGGATGTTCATGTATATCCAGCCCAGCATTCTTTTGTATCGGTTCTCTATATGTAAGTTGCCGAAGCTTAGATGGGGTGATGAGTGTATCAATAGAACCCAAAAACTCACATTCAAACTCTGTGTTAAATTGTGATTCAGAAGTATTTTGGATAGTCTCTTTTTTCCAAGCCGCATCTCGGCCAGGAATCTCAGACCAATGTACCTCAATGGGAACATAACTATTTCTCTGTTCTTCTGCATCTACCCACATTTTATAGAACATATTCATACCGTGTGGTGTTGAAACTATAATCACCTTAGTTGTTTTACCAGAAGAAATAGTGGGATAAACAGAACTAAAGAACTGTTCTGCTACGTTAGCTGGGACATAAGCAAACTCATCAAGAAAGATAATATTGTAACTACCGCCCCTAACAGCACTAGCGCTTGTAGAAGATGCCAGAATTTTCGAACCATTCTCAAGTTCTAGACTTCCTTTGTTCCATGACATTACTCCTTGTTGTAACCATTTGGGCAAATGTTCATAAGCAAGCTGCAAACGAGATAATAAATCACGAGCAACCGCAGCTTTATTAGCCAGAATCGCCACATTTACAGTAGGATTAAACAAAACATAGTGTAATATATATGCAATAATGGTAGTAGATTTCCCCGATTGTCGGGGGAGTTTACATATTGTAAAACGGTTTTTATGAAAAGTCCCAACCATTTCCTTCTGAAAACTATAAAGATCAAAAGGTATAAGCCCTTCATCCAAGGAAACTATCCGTATATAATTTTCTATAAAATATACAGGGTCTTCCATACATTTAGTATATTCCTTAACCTCTTCCTTTGTCCACTCTTGAGCGACATTGGCCTTTTTCAGGTTGGGATT